CCCATACTGCCGGCTCGTATGTCGAAATAGAAAAGACTGGTAGATGGATTCAAACGATTACAGAAAAGTGTTATATGTACATCAAAGGTACGTTGACACAAACTGTTGATTCGCATGCGGATGTTAAGATTGGTGGAACATATACATTCAACTGTGATGCCGGCACATATGAAGCAATAGCAGAGAATAGAACTCTTGCTGTAGGCGGCGATTTGATTGATGGCGTTGGAGGTGTCAGACAAGTTCATACCGAATCCGATAAGTATGAATCTATCAACGGTCAACTAGTTTCTTCGATAAAGGGTGCAAGTAATCAAAATATCGACGGTGATTCTATTACTATGGTTAATGGTAACAAAGTCGATGTCAACAACGGTGATTGGTCTGTTACTGGAAAGAATGTAGAGTTCAATGTAGAAAATGTCAAGTGGAATTGTAACGATTTTGAGATTCAAGCTGCGGGTTCTGTTAATATTAGAACCGCTGGTGGACTGATTACTATTACACCGGGTGGTGACATTCTGATCAATGGTCAGTCAATCAAGCTTGAAAGTAGCCAAATAGATCTAGCAGGTGGAACAGTCAATATTCAGAATGATGTCAATATTAGCGGTACCGTTGATCTTGACGGCACAGTTCGAATCAACGGCATTGTACAAATAGGTAACTAAAGGGAACTCCTAGTAATGTCAACCAGAGCAGATCGCTTCACACAGCTCAATAAGATACCGGATTTATTCTCGGATTTTCTGACTGATCTTACACCGCATCCTCTTACCAAAGACCTTGCTCGCACCACGAATGATGGCAGTATCAAACAATCAATCAAGAACTTGATTCTGACTAACTATGGCGAAAGGCCTTTTCAGTCCAATCTAGGTTCTAAAGTGAATAGATCTTTGTTTAATCTCAACGATGGATTTCTAGAAGATGATCTAGAGTCCTCAATAAGAGCAACAATAGAACAATCAGAACCCAGAGTATTAATCCAATCTATTCGAGTAACTACAGAGGATAATCAAGTCATAATCAATATCCAGTTTTTAATAATAAATAGTCTAGAACCAAGAAATCTTGACGTTATTCTCAGAAGAGTCCGATAAATGCAAAATACAGCAATCAGTCTAGTAAATCTGGACTTTGATCTCCTTAAGAATCAGTTAAAAGAATATCTAAAGAGTCAGTCTCAGTTCACTGACTATGATTTCGATGGTTCTAATATGTCAGTGTTGCTTGACATCCTGACATATAACACTCACTTGAATGCATTCTACTTGAATATGGTTGCGTCGGAAGCGTTTCTTGATTCTGCTCAACTTCGAAGCTCTGTTGTTTCCCATGTTAAAGCTTTGAACTATGTTCCAAGATCAAGCAAATCATCTAAATCAGTACTGAATCTTGTATTTGCACAGAACGGACTTTCTTCATTTACTATTCCCAAGAACACAAGATTCACCGGTAGAAACTCTCGGGGGAGCTATCAGTTTCTCACAAATCAAACGTCGATAGCATTTCCTGCCGCGGGCGTATTCACATTCAATGAAGTAGAAGTATTCGAGGGTATCCTAAGCACTGATACATTTATTGTCGATTCTACTATCGAGTTTCAACGATTTGTTCTAAGCAATCCTACTATCGATACTGATTCTATTGAAGTTCTAGTTTCTGAGGATAATAACGTTACATCTGATACTTATCTTAGAGCTACTGGATTACTTGGTGTAACTTCTGAATCCAAGGTATATTTCATTCAAGCTGCAGAAAATAACAGATATGAACTAGTATTCGGTGATGGTGTATTTGGTTACAGACCAAAAAATGGAGCAATAGTCACTGTAACCTATAGAACAACTAGTGCTTCGGATGGTAACGACTGCTCGAATTTTATCTTGAATGACAATCTGGGTGCTTTGAACGGATTCGGTGGTTCAATAGCACCTCAAATCACTGTAGTGTCGGCCTCATTTGGAGGTGCTGTTGGAGAATCTATTGAAGAGATTAAGTATAGGGCGCCCCGGGCATTTCAAACCCAAGATAGAGCAATCACTGTAGCAGACTTTACTACATTGGTAACCCAGAACTTTAGAACGATAAGAAACTGCCATGTCTATGGTGGCGAACAAGTCCAGTCAGCCCCAAGATACGGAACTGTATATGTCGTGCCAGTTACATTTACCGGTGAACTATTATCATCAACAGAGAAACTTGATATACAAGAGTTCTTAAAGGTAAGAACATCCTTGGGTGTAACTCCGGTAGTCATTGATCCAGATTTTCTGTTTGTTGTACCAAATGCTACTGTCAAGTTTAACTCTGGTGCTACAACTAAGACAGCACTTGAAATAGAAAGCATCTGTAAGGATACGATTATTCAGTTCGGTCTAGATAAACTCCAGGACTTCAATACAGATTTTATTCTATCGGAACTTGAATCTACATTGTCAGATGCTGATCCAAGTATCACTAGCAGTCAAATAGAACTCAATATGAGAAAGGTTGTAGATTTAGATGTAAATACTCGATCGTCTCCTATGTTTGAGTTCAGAAATCCAATCGTACCTGGTACTATCATTTCTAGTCAGTTTCAGAGTGGTGGTAGAATCTATCAATACGTAGATGCCAATCCTAATGTGAATACAATACAGGTGCGGTATGACGGCACTAAGACTACTATTGTCAACATGGTAGATACTCTCTATTTGGCAGACATTACAAACGTTAGTGCAGTTCAATATACTAAAGCAGGTACAATTGATTATGCAACCGGTACTATTACAATAAATCCTATTACTATAAATGATCTTCTGACTACAGCAGGGCTTTCTATTACATGTAAACCTTCTGCATCGGATCTAAAATCAAGACTGAATGATATCATCTTCATTGAACCCAGTGACGTTACCGTAACAGTACAGAAGCAATAACTATGGACATTAATAAGATTATTTCACCATTCATTCAAGGTCAGTTCCCCGAGTTCTATAGATCTGAGGGGAAGAACTTTGTTGCGTTCATGCGCGCTTATTATGAATGGATGGAACAAACAAATCAAACACTGGGTCTATCTAGATCATTACTGAATACGTTCGATATTGACAGAACAGAAGAACAATTTCTAAAGTATTTTACTAAGCAATATATTGCTAACATTCCTGCCGATATTCTAGCGGACAAGAGATTATTAGTAAAGTATTGTTTGGATCTTTACAGATCTAAGGGCTCACAAAGAGCGGTTGAGTTATTATTCAGAATCCTTTTCAATGAAGATATTGAGGTCTTTACTCCAGGTCAATATCTGTTAAGACCATCTGACGGTAAGTGGTTCAGAACAGAATACATAGAAATCACGTCTCATCCAAATCTTGGATTACTTCCAAGGCGAACGATTAAGAACAGTACCGGCTCAGCTGTTGCAGTAGTCGAAAGTGTCTTCAGCAAGGTCTTCGACGGCAAAACCGTTAATGTAGTATATCTTTCAAATGTAAGAGGTGAGTTCAAGTACAACGACAGAATCGTATGTGATGACATTATAGAGTTTGAGGATGCTCCTATAGTAATAGGATCTTTGTCTGCGATTCCCATAGAAAATGGTGGGTTTGGATTCAGCGTAGGTGATATTCTAGACGTTCAGGGACTCGGTCGGGGTGGTAAGGCAAGAGTAGCTGCGACTAGAAATGAAGATGGTAAAGTAAGATTTAAAATCATCAATGGCGGTTCTGGTTATTCTGTAAATGCTACAGTTACTGTTGCTACTACTATCAATCTAGTATTGAACGAAAGTAATACCACATTTGCAAATGGTAGTTCGATCGTTGACTTGAGCACTAATGCTAACGGTACCGTTGTTTTCAGTAATACATCATATGTGACACTGATTAACTTCAGTTCAAATCTGGAGTTCCAGATTGGATCTAGTGTAAGCGATGGTAATAACTCTGCCACTATTATTGATATATTAGGTGGTGGTGGATCCGGTGCCGACTTCAGAGTCGGCAGTCTAGTCAATAAAGAGATCTATACACTAAACTCAGATATCATTAACGACTACGTTTCTACAACAATCGAAACTCAGATAAGATTAACTACGTCTGGTGCAACTGGTGCATTTACACCCGGTGAAACTATTACTTCTTCTGCTAATACTATTATTGTCCAGGGCACATACGTCACGGCAAACCAAATCAGCGTCAATGATGTACTTGCTAATGCAACGCTTGGTATTGCAAATCTGAGAGTCGTGACATCAGATGATAGACTATTCAGATTAATAAGCACAGAAGATCAATTGACTAATGCAAATCTATATGCCGGCGCGGTAATAGGAACTGGAACGGCTGCTATATCATTGGATCGCGCCCCGGATAAAATCAATAGCATTTCAAACGGTGTAGTATTTCTTACTAACTCGACATCAATAACTGCCAACACATTAAATGATGATGATGTTCTGTTTATTCCAGGAACGACAGTTATTAGCGTTTCTAATAATCTAGTCAATGCAACTATAACTGCAGTAGAAAGAACGACAAATTGGGCATTCCCATCTACATTCTCATCTATTAGTAAT